CGACACGGTGCTGGCGCAGCTGCTGACGTCTGCGCGCCAGGCATGCGAAGAATACACAGGCCGGCTGTTGGGTTCCGGTACGGTGACCTATTACATGGATGGTTTCGAGGACAGCAGCTTCATCGCAGGCCCGGTGACGGCCATCAGCAGCGTGACCTATTACGACATTGACAACGTGCTGCAGACGCTGTCCACCTCCCGATGGTATGCCGATTTGGTCAGCTCACCACAGCGCATCGCCTTTGACGCGCCGCCGGCCGTGTTTCTTGAACGCTACGGCCAGGTAATAATCACCACCACCGCAGGACACAGCACCGTGCCTGGCCCTATCCTGCAGGCCATGCGTATGCTGTCCGCCCATTTCTACGATAACCGCCAGGCCGTAGTGACCGGCACGATTGCCACGGAAATGCCGTTGGCCGTTCACGCGCTGCTGTCGCCATACCGGGTTTTCGCATGAGGCCGGGCCGCATGGATCGGCGTGTGGTAATTCAACAGCCCACCGCCACGAAAGATGATTGGAACTACGATGCCATCGCATGGAGCACGTTCGCAACCGTGTGGGCCACGAAGCTGGACAAAGGCGCAGGCGAAACGGTGGAAGCCAACCGGCAGACGGCCATCAACCGCACGCAGTTTACCATTCGCTACCTGTCGGGCGTGAATGCCACAATGCGCATTTCCTACGGCGGCCTGCTCTATTACGTCGTGGGCGTTGAGGAACTCGGCAGACGCGAAGGTCAAATCCTGTACACGGAACTGCGCAACTGATGTTCCGTTTCAAAGTAGACGACAAAACATTCAAGCAGCTGGAATCGGCGCTGAAGGATTTGCCCGAAGAAATGCGGCGCAAACCTGTGGAACAGGCGTTCGTGAAGGCCGCGCAGGAATTTAAAAAAGAGGCCGTAAGCATAGGAAAACAAGTTGCCGAATCAGGCAGTTGGGCAAAGGCGCAGCAGGTGGTGCGCGGCCGCATGGAGGAATTCGGCCCGTATGCCGTAGTGCGTACGGCTAACAGACAATTTAGTGTGGTGAAACGCAGCCCACACATGCCAAACCCGGCCCCTACAATAGCCAACCCAAACAAGTACAACCACCTGTTGCAGCAGGGCAGCAAAGCCGGCCTGCGCATCGGTGGTTTGGGAAAAACCGCTGGCGTACGCCGCCGCCGCCGCTACAAATTCGGAAAGCAGGACGGCCGGCGTCTGACCGGCAAAGGCGGATTTATTGTTAAAAATGCGAAGACGGGCTACCTGCACCGCATTGCCGGCATCCGACATCCCGGATTTGGCGGACACGACATCTACGGACGTGCGGTCGAAAGCAAATCGACAGCAGCTGTGGCAAAATTCGAAGCGTTGTTCGGGCCAATTTTGGAGCGTTACAAAAACAAACACGGTTTCGCATGATTAACCTGGTAATAGATATTCTGAAGGCGGACGCCAACGTCATCGCCATTACCACGGCAGACCGGATTTACCCGCTGTCAAGGTTGGAAGGCGCGACCATTCCGGCCATCGTGGTGCAGCTCACCGGCACGGATCCCGCCGACACGCACGACACCACCAGCAACATGGACACCCACACCGTGGAAGTGACCGTCATCGAAGACAAACCGAAGGACGCGAACGCGCTGGCGGTGCTGGTGCGCGCGGCGCTCGATGGTTATTCGGGAAACAATATCGCCGAAATCCGTTTCGTGAACCAGGCCACCGACGTCTTCGAAGCCACGGACCTGTTCACGCAGTCCATGATTTACGAAGTGAAGCTGTCGCGCGACAACATCACCGTGCCGCAGGCGCTGGCGGATTTGGGTGCGCTGTACCTGGACGACATCACGGACGTCATTGCCTACGCGCCGCTGAACTACAGCCGGCTGGAATTTGACACGGGCTATTGGTACGCCACACGGAACCTGAACATCTACGGCGCGGTGTACAGCGAACCGAAGGTGGTGGCATTAGACGGCGGCGAAACGCTGTCCGTCGCATCCGATGACCATTTGATATTTCTGAACTACAAAACCGCATCCGGCAGCCATACAGCAAACCTGTACCTGCCGGCAGCAGGCAGCAGTTCCGGCCGCGAAATCCGGCTGAAGACAGGACCGAACCTGTCTAACCAAAGGACGGTGGTGCTGCGTCCAAACGCTGGCGACAGCGGCGTGACCATCGACGGCAGCGCATCGGCCACTATGGATCGTGCCTACGATGGCATCACGGTGCATTGCATAGCTGGCCAATGGTATATCACACAGCGCAAATCGAAATGAAGGTCGCCATACATTTTCCCGTTTGGAAGCGAATCAAAATTCGCAACATCGCCATGGATGCGCTGGACCGGGTGCGCGGCCAGCTGCTGCGCCACGGCATCGAAACGCAGGTGTGCGTCATCGGCGACGACCCCGGCCTGGCGGCCGTATGCAAGAAACGGGACTACCACCATTTTGAATGCAGCAACCATCCCGTAGGACGCAAATTTGAAATGGGCGCACGCCACATGCTGCGCCACATGGAATTTGACTATTTCATGGAATACTGCAGCGACAACATCCTGCGGAATGATTGGGCCGACCTGATGGCGAAGGAACTGAAGGCCGGCCGCGCATGGGTGGCACACAATCAGTTCTATATCGTGAACTCGAAGACAGGCGAAACCAACCTGTTTGCCGGCCGTGGTCAGTCGAATGTTGGGCGCTGCACCAAACGCTACCTGCTGGAACATTCGCAGAAACACCTGAACCGCTGCTACGATTACGAACTGATGTCAGGTATGGACGCATCATTCCGCACGAACATCAGCCGATGCACCGACCAATTGACCTACCTGCTGAAGACGGAAACGCCGCTGATTGTGGATTTAAAATCCGATGTGAACATCAACACGTTCCACGGATTCGCGCGGAAACCGGACCGATTTCCACCCACAAATGTGGTCGGCGATTTTCCCGAACTTCACCAACTGAAACCCTTTGAAATTTTATAGACATGGCAACTACTGGCAAAATCCGGTCCAACGCGATCGGCATTTTTATTTCGAACGAATCCGCCAACAGCGGCACGTTCAGCGGCGGCACCTACGGTGACAACACTTCGGAAAACGACACGTGGGAAATCGTTGCCTGCGCGACATCCGGCACCTTCAGCGGCAGCATGGAAGTCATTGACGCCACCACCAAAGACAACGACGGCGAACGCGAAATCCTGACCAGCTCATTGAGCTGGAACATGTCGTGCGACGGCTTGGTCGAATACGGCCTGTCTTCGTCTGTGCGTTCGGCGGCCGACCTGTTCACGCTGTGGAAAGCAAAGACGAAAATCAAGCTGGCATGGACCACCGGCCTTGACGGTGACATCATGTATTGGGGGAAAGGGTACATTACCAGCTACGAAGAAACTGCCGGCTTGAACGAGGTGGCATCTTTCAGCGTTAACTTCGAAGGCGATGGCACGGTGTACAAAGCTATTTTGGACACGTCCAAAGCAACCTTTAACCTGAACCCCTAATGGCTAACCAGCTGCGCGGCGAATTTCAAGTCGATTTGACGGACACCGTTTCCGTAGACGTAGTTCTAAACCTGTATGCTCTCAACTTATTCTTGGAGGAAGAACAGGCGCAGCTGGCGGATTTGCAATTATTGATGGAACAGAAAGCCCTGCGCGCGCTGCCCAAATTAGTTTGGTGTGGCGTGCGCACGGCCGCTGTTCTGCATGATCGGGAACTGCCGATGTCTTATGAAAAGTTCGCGGCCATGTTCGGCAGCATCGAATGGCAGGCCATCAGCGAACGTGTGCTGCAATCCTTGCAGCTGGACGATAAAAAAAAATGACCGACGGTGATGGCAGCGACGAACCGCTGACCATCCGAAACCTGTACGTGGCATGGCTGTTGCGCGGCCGTGAACCCGACACATTTTGGCGCAGTACCTTCGGCGAAGTGATGGTCATGCTGCGCAGCTACGAATTCCAGGACGAATTGCAATGGATGCACACGTCGGCTATGATGTCGATGTGGGCAAACCTGCACCGTCAAAAAAACGCGAAGGCGTACGAATGGTCCGATTTCAACCCGTACCATACGGCGAAGAAACGCGCGGCACCAGCAAAGCCCATTACGCCAAAACACGAAAATCTGTTCGCGCAGATGGCCGCTAAACTGAACCAAAATGGCAAAGAGTAACGCCGCGTTAAGTATCATATTTGGCGCCGACACCAAACAGCTAGACAAAGCGTTGGGCGAGGTTGGCCGCAAGCTGCGCGCCACATCCGATGCGCTGACCGACGTAGGCACCAAACTGTCCATCGGCCTCACTGCACCCATTGCAGCATTCGGCGCGGTGGCCACAAAGAATTTTGTAGACAGCGCAAAGGCGCTGGCGCAGGTGGATGCGGCCGTCAAATCCACAGGCGGCGCAGCTGGAAAATCCGTTGCACAGCTGGAGGAAATGGCCGCCGGCCTGCAGCGCATGTCGCTGTTCGACGACGACCAAATCCTGAAGGAGGTGACGGCCAACCTGCTGACGTTCACGAATGTCACCGGAACGGAATTCGACAAAGCGCAGGTAGCCATCCTGAACATGTCCACACGTTTGGGGACCGACCTGACGTCGGCATCCATCCAGGTGGGCAAAGCGCTTAACGACCCCATCAAAGGCGTCAAAGCATTGGGCCGCGCCGGGGTGCAGTTCACGGCCGAACAGAAAGCGCAAATCGAAGCGCTGCAGGAATCAGGCGACGTTGCCGGTGCGCAAACCGTCATCCTGAAGGAACTTGAAACGCAGTTCGGCGGAGCGGCGGAAGCAGCTGCGAAGACCGATCCCTACACGCAGCTGGCCAACGAAGTAGGCAACCTGTCCGAAGATTTCGGAAAGATTATCAGCGAAGCGCTAATGCCATTGGTGCAGTTCGTGCAACGCGCGGCGGACAGCATCAAAGGTTGGAGTGATTCCACCAAACGTTTCGTGGTAATTGCCGGCGGCCTGCTCGCTGTTTTAGGCCCGACATTGGTGGTCATTGGTCAATTGGTTGGCGCATATACCACCATACGCAGTGCCATCGCAGCGGCCGCCGCAGCCAAAGCGCTGGAAACTGCAGCCACAAACACGGCCACCGCTGCGCAGAACCGGCTGAACATTGCGGTGCTGAAGAACCCGTACGTAATAGCGGCGGCGGCCATCGGCGCGCTCATTGCAGCATTGGTTCTGTACAAATCCAAAGCAGAAGACGCGCGCGAAGAGCACGAAGAATTCACCAAAAGTTTGGCGCGCGAAGGTGTGGCCCGGGTTTCGCAGCTAGGGGAAAAGATGCTGGAGATGAACGGCACCATTTCTGATGCCGAAGCGGAACTGGCTAGGTTGCGGCGCACATCAAACGCTACGAACAATTCGCTGTCCGGTATGACCAATACCAACAACAGCGCCATAGATGCACAGCAGAAGTTAGTCGATGAACTGAAGGCGGAACGCGCGGAACTGTCGAAGCTGCGCACAGCAGCAATCGCACAGACGAATGATTACAACGCGCGGGTATCAGCAATCCAGGCATACGAACAAAGCCAACGCAGCGCTACCGAAGCCACAGCGGACAACACCAAGGCCACAACAGCCGACACCGAAGCAGCCAAAAAACGCCGGCTGGAAGCGCTGAAGGAAGCGCACGCGCTGGAACAGGTGACCGAAGAAATGCGCGCAATGCAGCTGCAGGAACTTCTTTCCGGCGCGGCGCCACAGCGAACACCATTCCAAGGTGGCAACCTGCCGTCGTTGGAATCCATGAACCTGGCGGAAATCGATTTGCCGGATGAACAGGTGTACGAAGAACCCATCGCCGGCGCCGAACGCTATGTGCAGGCCCACATGCGTGCAAAGACGGCGGCGCAGGAATTTTCTGCCGGCGCAGCGCAGGCCATTGAAAGCGCGGCCGAATCCGTAGCCATCGGCTTTGCGGAAATGACAGCCAGCGCCATGTCAGGCGGTGAAGGTTTCGCCGGCTTTGGTCAATTTCTGTTGGGTACAATGGCTGACCTGGCAATACAGGTTGGCAAAATTGCCATCGGGGTAGGCATCAGTGTGGAGGGAATAAAGAAAGCGCTGCAGACGCTGAACCCGGTGCTGGCCGTCGCCGCAGGTATTGCCTTGATTGCCGTCGGTGCGGCAGCTAAAATGGCTTTAAACAACGCAGCCGGCGGAAACAATGTGCCTGCGTTGGCTACCGGCGGCCTCACCACCGGACCCATGCTGGCCATGATTGGCGACAACGCATCCGGCAAAGAGGCGGTGATCCCGTTCGAACGCATGGGCGAATTCCTCGACATGGCCGGCGCCAACCAACCGTCCAACGTAACTGTGACCGGCCGCATTTCCGGCCGCGATATTATGCTGTCCAACGAACGGTCATCACGTGACCGGAAACGCATCCGATAAATGGCACTACGATTCGAAGCCGAAGCCACATCGCTGGTCG